GCTATCACGAACATCGTCATTAACGATGGTCAGACAACTCCCATGTCTCACACCTTCGCTCCTGCGAAGACGCAGTCCGACTTTGCCGTTCTGGAAGATCGCACTTCAGGTATTTACATCGGCTACAATAAGCTGACGTTCGACCTGAAGCGCCCAACCGGACCGAGCAAAGATGCCTCGCGTAACCTTAAACTCTCGATTAAAATCGAGACTCCGAAACTGGAGACCGTCAGCAACAATACCTATAGCGGTATTGCTCCGGCACCTACTGTTAGTTACCGCCCTGTGGCGGAACTGACTGTTACTCTGCCGGAACGCTGCACCCTGCAGGACCGTAAGGTCCTGCAGGCCTTCGTGAAGAACGTCATGTCGAATGTTTTCGTCACTGACGCCTTCGAGAAGTACGAACTCCCGTATTAACGGGATACTTCCTTCGGAAAGGTTACACTTATGAGCATCCATAAGTCGGGTAAGTTTCGCACGAAACTTACAGCACTCGATCTTGCAAAGCGCCTGTACCAAGCGTTAGATACTCCCCTGTCGCTTTCCTGCTATTTACTCGCCAAATACGGCGAATATGAACAGTTAGTGACTAAGAGTATCGAACCGTCTTGGTACTTGCACCCGGCTCGATTCTTCCGCGACTATCAAGCTGTCAAACTTCTATCCAAGTTTCCACACTTGGATACAGGTATTGATCGCGAGTTAGCTGCAAAGAAGAAATTTATCGAAGCTGAAGTTCTTTGTAATGAGACGAATATTCGCTTTAGAGATATTTGGTCTAGTGGGGACACTTCCCCTTTCTCCGCTAGTGTTGGTCGCGTCTTGTGGCGCGCACAGCAGAAAATCTCAAATATCCTTGGCGACGTTCCCTCGTATGAAGAGCTCGAGTTCAGATTTGGACCCGGTGCTGCTTTTGGTGTGCGGGGGGAAACCTCCGTTTTTAATAAGGTTAGTTCTACCTTAGAGTGCACCTTCGCTATGCTGCCCGTTCTGGGTGACTTCCTCGCGGAGTTCCCAGGCTGGATCAGGTCTGATACAGCCGAGGTTCTACCTCGTAACGGTTCGCAGCTCACGTTTGTCCCTAAGGACGCTAAGACTGACCGCCCTATCTGTATAGAGCCGCTTCTAAACGGACTCTATCAGAAGGGTGTCGGAACTTATATACGCTCTCGTCTCAAACGTCATGGTGTAAACCTTGACGACCAGTCTATCAACCAAAAGTTGGCTAGACGGGCGTACTTTGATCAACTTTCGACAGTTGATTTCAGTAGTGCGAGTGACACAATTGCGTATAACCTCGTCTTGGAACTCTTGCCGATCACTTGGTTTGAATTCCTTGACGTTGCCCGTTGTCCTCGATATTTTGTCGAAGACAACTGGTACAACTTTCACAAGTTTACCAGTATGGGTAACGCGTACACTTTTGAATTAGAAACCTTGATTTTTTACAGCCTGGCTTGCGCCTGCTGTGACGAATTAGGTATTCCTTTCCAAACCGGAGAAAATCTCC